CGCAGGGTCTGTGGCGTTTCGATCCCCTACAGGGCTTCATTCGGTTGGGCCTCAGATTCCCGGTGGGGTGCTGACAGATGGGTGTCTCGACCCTTTGACGGGTCGTCCCTTCTCTACATCGGGTACATTGGGTGTGCAAACCATTCGAGTGTACTGATGGCTCTCACCGCTCCTGGCATTGTTCGAGCAATACTTCAAGCAGGCCCTGAAATACAGGGGCCGCTGTGGCCCACTTTAGCTAGCGTTGTGGGGGTGGGTGTTTCTTCATGGGCCGTCACCCCAGGAAATATCCAAGTACGAGGGGTGGCAACAGGAGTGATGGGCGGGGGGCAGGTCTTGGGGTCTTTGGTGGTGGCCCCACAACCGGCTACGCTTCTATCTGCCGCTATTGGGCAGGGGTTTGAGGGTGTGTTCACCCCGTCTATGGTGCAGACGATTGGGGTGGGAGTCGCCAATGCCTTTACCTCGGATGCCCAATATCTGGGGGTTTCTTCTGGGGTGGGGGCAGGCACGGATGTCTCTAAAGTGGTGGCTACGAATCAGGCTACTTTGGCTATGGCTCTTCAGTTGGTAGCAACAGGGCAAGGCTTGTTGGGTGTGCATATCCCCCCATTGGTGTTAGCCCTCTCTACAGGCATTGCCTCTATGTTGCTCACAGGATCTGGTACAGGTGTTGTCACTGGATCCGCAGGACCTTTTCCTGCAGCAGGTACTAGTTCATCGCGGGTTTTTTAATGAGCATCCCAACGGGTTTCGTTCTTCGTCCTCCTCGACTGGCCACGAGCAATGCTCGCACGACAGGGGAGGTCACCAATGGGGTGGATAGGCATCACCAAACCCTCCCTTCAACCTCTGCCTACTACTCCACTGATTTGGTGGAGGTGGCAGCAGATCAGTACCGTGCCTCGGTCTTGCAAGGGTCTGGTTCAGAAGAATATCTGATTTGGGCCGCTAACACCTCGTCCCTCGCCATGCTTGAGACACAGGAATGGACAGTCACGGCTTCGAATCCCTCTGGGAGTGTGCGCATTCCTGTAGGGGTTTTGGATGTGGGGGTGCATACGGATGGTACGGCTCGGTTGGTGGTGCAGGACACGGGTGGGCGTAGTCTTGCAGAGGTGCGCCTTCTTCAGATCGTTCGGGGGGATACCGGGGCCATCGTCCAAGCAGGTCCTGCTTCCGCAGAGGACTTTGACTCTCAGGATCCGGATGCGGGGTGGGTGGTGTTGAGTGCAGCCTCCTTGAGTAGTCTTGGGGGAGGTGTTTCTACGGAGCGCGGGGACACCATCACGCAGGTGGACTACATTCTTGCCTCTGCTCGGTTCTGGTGGACTCGGAATGACGCCCAGAACACCAGGTTTGGTTGGAACGGCAAGACCCAAAGGTGGGAGCCTTTCAAGGGCACGGTCCCTCAGACTTTAGGGGCTCTCTCTACAGGGGGGGGATACAATCTCTCCCCCAAGCCTACTCGATTTCAAGTAGGGGATTTCCTGCCTGGAGACTCCCTTGACCCCAACCAGTATGCAATCCTTCGTGTAGGCCTTCGCCCGGATAGCTCTTCCAACACTCCTAGTGTGTTGGTGGTCTCAGACAAGGTGGCAGCAGGGTCCTTGGATTGGGTTGGGTTGGGTAACCCGGATGCGGTCATGGGTGTGACCAGTGGGGCTCTAGTGTTCAACCCTGCCTACACCACCTATGTTGGTCTTTCTGTTTGGTACAATGCGGAGTCTTATCTATCCGGAAATTCCGGAGAGTTGGGCTTGCTTGCCACAGCCGAAACAGAACCTCTGTATCTTTCCCCTGTGCCAGGTCCTACGGATCTCCCTTTCATCCGGTTAGGTTCACGCAGGCCTTTGACCGCACTTGCTGTGGATTTGGATGGTGATCTCCCCAACGAGGCCCTAGTTCCTGAAGGGTTTGTGTACTGGTCCCGTTCTACAGGCAAGCTTGCTTTGTCCCAGGTGGACATCCTAAAGGCCCATACAGGACCCCCCAGCAGCCCCAACGCGTCTTTCGATGTGCAATACCTTGGCTGTAGGGTCTATTTCGACGGGGTGTCTTTGACAACCCGAGCGTTGGCAACCCCTAGCCCGGTGCAGCTCACGGATGTGTCAGGCGTTCCTTCCGTTGTGGGGTCCACAGGCAAGCTCTACATTCCAGATGCCACCTATGGGTTCTCAGGAGTGCGTCTGGTTCCGGATGGTACTGGGGTTGTTCCTAACACCTCTGTACAGCCCAACACCCGCCCCAATGGTTCTGGGTTGGTTCGTGCGGTGACCGGGGTTGGAGACACCCTCCTGTTCACGGACGCCTATCTGTTTGATGAGACAGAGGTTGTAGAGTTCAACTCGGATTTGAAGGCTCTCCCCTTTACCATGCGGAAGACTTTGGTTCAGGTGGCGAAGGAGCGTGTGGTAGGTGAGGCAGGCTCGGCTGTTCAATTCAAGCGGTCTGGATTGGTAGGCAAGAAAGTTTACTTCCTACAGGCAGAGGTGCAACCTGCAGTCTATGTGCCAGACGCACACCTCTATTCTCGCTATGGCGGTCCCTACACCTTCGTGGGTGGTGAGACACTGTACTTTGCTGTGGATGGGGTTCTTCATTCTTGGGTGGCCCCCACAGGCACGATGAGTGCAGTGCAGGTCGCACAGTCCTTGTTGACGGCCAGTTCCCCTAGCCTATCTGTAGGGGAGGCCTTTGCTTTAAGGGATCGTGTGGTCCTAGCTTCGACCACAGGTGGTTCTGTAGAGATCGGCTTTGGACCTACCCTGGCAGTGGCCGATCGAGACTTCTCAGGGGCGTCTATTCTTGGGTTCCTTCCAGGATGGGTGGCGGATTCTTTTGGGTCTTTCCAAGCGGACAACGGCACCTCTCTGGGGGTATTCCGAAGCCCGTTGAACCGAGACAGGTCGAACACCACCCCGGACTTCAGTTCACGGGGATCGTTTGACGGGGATCTGCTCTCGGCTTCCTTGATTGCAAGTCCTTACTTCACGCTGAACAACCCCCCTCTTCAGGATGTGGCGGGATACGACCACAACGTGTTCTTCCAAGTTGTGGATGGTCTTGACGTGCGCTCGATGCATAACTTTGTGGATGTGCATTACGAGTTTGAGCAGGGTAGGATCTCTTTCCTTGCGGAAGGGGTGGCGGACAATGTTCGTGTGGAGGCACCCACCCAAACATTACTCCTTGGGCACACAGGCGTGCTAGGGGACAGCTTGCACCCTTCAGTGGGTCAGGACTATGGTTTGTCCTTGGCGTCCTCAGGGGGGGCCTACACGCAACAGGAAGTCTATGTGGACTACCTGCTTCCTGGGGGTGGGTCTACAGGGCAAGCTGTCCCTGTCACAGTGGTGGGAGGCATTGTCTGTTCAGGCTCGAGTGGAAGTGGCAGCAGCACAACCTTCCTTGACATCCATGCCACGTTCCTGGCGGATGGTGTGGCCGCAGGGCACCTCGTTCAGGTTTTATCAGGTGGGGTGTACGAGGTTGTGTCAGTGGAGTCAGAGACTTCAATCACTGTACATGCCCCCTTCCCTACAGCAGCTAGCAACCTCACCTGGCAAATTCGTCAAGGGTACACAGAGGATGTGTATGATGACGCCGTGGTCGCCGATGTTCAGTACACCCAATTCAACTACCTCAACGAAGAGCCCTTCAAGATTCGGTTGTTGAGTCTTCTAGGGTTGGTGGGGAGCACGCTACAGGCGTCGGTTGCAGATTCCTACAGCAAGGGTCGTGTGGTTGGTCTTCGTTTTGGCCAAACCCATGACTCCCCTGAAGCCACCCTTACCCCTCTTCAAGTGGTTGGGCTCGGGGAAGCAGTGAGTGGTGCTCTTCAGGTGCCCAGTGTCCTAGATGCCCATTTCACCGAAAGCAAGTTTTCCATTAAGGTGGGGGACCGCACCTACACCCATGACTACCCCGCTACAGGGGATGGGCTACTGGTAGGTGTGGCATTCCTGCCCCCCTTTGTGGCTGGAGATGTGGTGGAGTATGACACCGCCACAGGCACGCTCCTGTTTGGCGATGCTCTGCTTGCAGATCTTGGAGGCTCTGACGCCATCTATCACGAAGAGTTCCTTTCGACGTTGGTGGCGGGGCAGGCTGAGTACAACCCTGCCACAGGGGCCATCAACCTGTCCGCATTGGACTTGGTGAGCTACACTGGGGAGCCATGCTACTTTGTGGAGCAGATGTTGACCGAAGGACAAGAGGACGTGGTCGTTGCCCCCTTGTCAGGATCCTTCTTCTTTCAGCAGCCCTTGAGGGCAGGGCAGATCGTGGAGGCGTCCTACTATCCAGCAGACAACCTTGGCAACCTGTCCGGAGGTCTTGTCACAGAGTTCTTGCCCACCCATATCCGACAAGAGCAAGCGACTCGTGTAACAGATCTGGAGTACACGATCAACCCTACAGGGAGAACAATCGCACCCATTGGTGAGTATGTCTGGGTGGACGCTTTCCTTCAGAACTTTGGGAATGCAACGGATGTGGTCCTGTTTGGGGGCACTCTTACCTTTGCCAACAGTATCACTAGCACCGCTGTTGTGGCAGTGAGCTATGGGGTGTTCGAGGCCTTTGGTGGGGAGCAGGCATACAACACTTCTGTGTCTCCTGTGTACCGCCCACCTTTCTTTCTAGACGCCCAGCAGACAGCCTTCACCTTGGCGGGGGATAGAACGTTAGAGATGGAGGCAGGCAAGCTGCTTCGTCTTGGGGCACAGCCATTCTACATCAAGAGTTCTCTCTTTGATGGCACCAACACGACGGTTAATATCTGGCCACCTTCAGCCTTGGAGGCGGGATCAAGATCTCCAGGCAATGACGTGCTCACATTGCTCTCTTCCCGTCCGGTAGCGTTGTCTGTAGATGGGGTTAGCACGGCTGGGAGGACTGGGTTCCTACTCCCTTTGGTGGGGTTGGATTACGAGCCAGTAGGTCCGGGTCGGAATCAGATCACGTTCTATGGGGATGTGACTCGGTACATGGCGTCAGGACACCTGTTGGAGGTGGGGGGGTTCCCATTCCTTGTGGCCTCTTCCCGTCTAGCTAGTGATGGCAGAACCACACAAGTCAACCTGACTTCTCCCACCCCACAAGCGTTTGATGGTGCTGTGGTGCGAGCTTCGGCCAGGCCAATCTACCCGCCAAGTCCACAAGCCTTTGAGGGCATCTATGCTTTCCTTCCAGAGGAAGGGGTTGATTTGGTAGTGGTCCCCTCCAATGCACCAGGTAGAACCTTGGTGGCAGGGGTGGATTACACAGCGCAGCCTACGGATGGTCGAGTAGACCTTAATAGACCCTTGGGTGTGGGGGAGCGCTTGCTCTTCTCCTATACCCTCCTGAGGACTTTGGCACCCTTTGTGTCCAATGGGGCGGTTGTGTACCCAAGGTACAAAGCAAAGTACTCCTATGTCTCGGCTCCTTCGGTAGCTAATGGTCTTCTGGGGACCACGCTTCAGGCGAAGTACACATTCAGTAGCCCAGACTCGTTCTTCTACCGCACTGTCCCTCTCCAGACCTACATGGGTGAGGTAGCACAACAGGCGGTTCGAAAGGTGCAGGCACAGATGCCTATGGGTGGACCTTTGGTTGTGTCTGGACCTGCAGTCAACAATTACGACATGGGCGTGGTTGGATTGCTAGGCCAACAGGCAGACCTAGAGGGTCAAGATCGGGCCGCGCGTGCCTTCATCCAGATGTACAATGACACCATCGTCTCTTTTGAGCAGTCCATGGAGACCATGCAGGGTGGGATCGTTGGAGACTACGACGGCAAATTCCGATTCTTTGTGGGCCGTGATAAGCCCTATACTCCGCCGGGATATGAGGACTCCATCACAGGTCGGATGAATTCCCGTGCGGTTTGGGTTGAGGTCTTCCTAGCTGCCAGTGGGTCAATCCGCCCAACACCTTTGGATGTGCTTGTCAATCCTGAGACAGCATCCTTGAGTGTTCAAGGGGAGGTTGTGGGTTCTGTGATGGATCCCTACACCCTAGACTTCTACATGCAGAAGCAGAAGAGCTTCTTGCGGAACGATATGGATGATGTGGTGCTGACCGGGTCACAGCGCCCCCTCTTCCAATGGGGCAACACGAAGATGTTGGGGGAGTATGCTCCCATGTGGACAGCACACAAGTTGTCCCGTCTGTACCCCGAATCTACACAGGCCTTTACCACCACGTTGCCCGGTATGGGAGACACTGGTGTTTATGCCTTCCTCAAGATGATCAACGCACCTGCATTGTCTAACGGAGGTGCGTTGGTTCTAGGCAGCACCTTCGGTCGTATGATTGGGGCCGTGGCCAACCCTGCCATGGGGCATATCACGAATATCTCGGATATCCAGACGCGGAGCAGAATGTCCCGCGCTAGGGTTTGGGCCTACTCCCCAACAGGGTTCCCTGAGGTGGATGCAATCTTCTCAGGGGATCCAACGTACACCCCTACAGCAGGGGTTGCTACCGTCTTGGCCACCGTGGGCCCCTTGAAGGACTTCCCCGTAGATGCCAGCACGGGCCTCCCGGACTTCACTCGATTTCTGTCTGAGGGCGGGGATCTCTTGGATCTGGTGACTGGAGACACCGTGCTGTCCAACCCCTCCTTTGTGGGGACGGATTTTCAGATTCAGTTTGGGCGTCCTACAGGGGAGTCTGTTTCTGTTGGCAATGCGCAGCAGATCCTTCGCAAGCTCTTTCAAGGGATCAACACCACCCCCACCTATGGCGGCGTTTTTGTTGGGGCGGTGCAGAAGGGTTGCATCCTCACCCTTGCCGATGACAAGGGCAACGCCCTCTCTGGGGCAGATGTTCTTGCCATTGGTGTGGATGTGCTGGATGGGTCCCCTATTGCTGTTGGTGAGGGGGACACAATCTATGTGATTGCTCCACAATCCAAGGATGCCTCCAACATGTCTAACCCTCCTACAGTGGAGGAGATGGTACAATTCGCTGAGGCTCGTCCAACTCTTGACGTGGGTGTGCGTCGACAGCGTGGGGAGTGGTTTGATCTTTCCCTCCCCTCTCTCCAAGACCCTTCGTTCCCCATCAAGGAGTTGACCAACCAGAAAACTCCTGGTCCGCTTTCCACGATTGAAGCGGACGTAGCCTTCACCAACGTGTCAAGGAATCCTTTTGAGTTCCCTGCTCTCCGGGGAGAGTACACTAATGATGCAGGGGATTATGGTATCCCATACCTAGCCTCTGGCAACACCGAACTGGATCGCTTGGGGCAGGTCACACAGGCTTTTGAAGAAATCAAGGGCACGGATGCTTTAGGTGGGGCACAGGCGGTATACCCTGATGAAATCCTGATGCAGGATGGTCAGGTCAACACGGGTTCTGGAGATCCTGCTACGTTGTACACCGCCCAAGATCTCCTGCCTGTCACCACTGCAGGGTCTTATGTGGCCCATTCGGGTGTGGGAGATATCCGACCCTTTGATGTGGTTCTTGTGGAGGTCCCCAATGGTGGGATGCCCGTGGGGTCTACAGGCATCCTGTCCGTGGGGGCCGTTGGCCACACCACCCTTGAGGTGCCCCGATTCATCTCTGCTAGTAGGGATGGGGATGTCATCAAGTACACCTTGCACAATGCCATGGCTCATGTGTCTTCTGGCTCTACGGGTGTGTTGGTGGGCTATACCGCTGGGGTCACCACTTTTGACATCTCCTCCATTACTGGCGCTCCCATTTTCAATGATGGGTCCGGGGCCTTTAATCCTACAGGAGGTTTGAACAACCTGTGGGCTGCAAACAATGCCCTAGTGCTTAGGCTGTACGAGAATTCCTCTAGTGGTACACCTGGGGTCTTGGTTGAAGAGATCGTCTTAACGGGATCGGTGGTGCATGGTGAGTCTGGGGCGAATATTACCGTGCTATCCATCTCGGCAGATGCGAAAACCATCCGAGTGTCTACGGCTGCTCCTTTCGTTTCGCACACTGGGGTGCAGTACGACTTCACCTTGACAGTGGACACCTGGGTGGGGGCTACTACGGATGCCCTAATTACATCTTTGGGGGGCACTTCTCCCGGAGTGGGCGGGGGGAGCGGTTCAACAACGGGGTGGGTATCAAGTGATCGCCTGACATTTCAAGAGCGGTTTGACCTGCGCTCTGCACCTGTTCGTGGTGCGGTGAATGCGGGAAGCACAGTCATTGAGGCAGGGTTAGAGGTTTGGCGTGTCACGGCTTCTGGGTTGCTTTGCAGTGTGAACCAGCCCCATGAAGTGAACGCTGACAGCCTCTTTACAGGGGCTCCCTTGACATTGCTGGAACGTACTGGCCCATCCCCCGATGGCTCCATCCCTTCAGGCACACCCTACACGGGCACCTATGACACCACGGGCGTATTAGTACCCGGCGATGGTGGAGAGTTGGGAACATTCAAGGTGATGGCATGGGAGGGTGTTCCTGCTCTTCCCGATGCGATTCTCCCGTCCACAACAGGTATTCATGTTGCGGCTCTGCCCAGTTCAGATTCTTTTGAAGGAGGCGTAATCTGCCAAGGGACAGCGGTAGTACAGGACAGCCTAGCTTGCATGGGTGTGGTGTCTCTTGGAGCAGGGGCTGTGTCCAACGTTGCGGCTGGGGATGTGCTAGTTGTGAGTTCCTCCAGTGTGGGGGATGCAGCGGTCTCTACTGGCACCTACTTGATCCGGCACACTGTGGAAGATACTTCCGGAAGTGGCTATTTCCCCGTAGCTTTGGAAGGGCAGGCAGGCCCAAGTGGCCAGTGGTTCAATGCTGTTTTCCCGACAGTGCAGGCCTTTGCACTAGGGTCGCTGCAGGTAGCCATTTCAGATTTGGGGGTGGGCCCTTCGGGCAGCCTGTGGGACTTGGCTTCAGGGATGAATCGACTTCATGTGCTTCCTGATGCGGGGGATCCTACCTCCATTGTATCCATGCAGATTTCTTCTGTGGACACCTTGACAAACACCTTCACCCTCACAACAGGCACTGCCCTCCAGGCAGATGGCACAACATCCCTGACGGATGCAGCCTTCTTTGCCTTGCTACAGGAGGGGCAGTTGGTGTCCGGGTTCCGCTATGTCCCGATTGGTCCTATGGGTCAAGGGTTGCCTTCAAACAGTGTGGTTGGTTTCGGGCATGGTGCCTCAACAACCTTCGGGTTCGAGGACATCCTCCTGTGTAACCCTGTGCAGACAGGCAATGCTACGATCTACAAAGCCCACTTCTCCTATGGTGGTCCAAGTGCAATTCTTGTCGGCCCTGTTGTGGATGGGTCCGAGACATTGGGGATCCTTGAATCTCCTGTAGGAGACAACCGAGGTTTCTTGGCTGAAGGCACCACGGTCTACTCTGGTGTTCCCGGTTGGATTGACCTAGGTGGCATTCCTGTAACCGGAGGTACGCTTGTGGATTGGGAGGCAATCCACGGTGGTGCTGCAATCCATGGCATTGTCTTGGGCGGTGTCCGTTGCCTCCTCCCAGCAGACCGGATGGTGTGCTCCAATGCTGTTAATGCACAGGGCAATGCTACAGGCAACCAAGCGTTCCTTGCTGATTCTGGTCTGTGGATTGAGCCAAGTTGGGCACGGCCTACACGCCCCATCAATGACTTCAATGCCCATGTGGTGGATGCTTCCCGAAGTGTCAACTATGCCTATCAGGTGGGGATGCGTAACCCTGGGGATTATCTCTTGCCGGGGTCAGAGGTGGTGTCCTTCACTGTGCGTAGGATCAGGCGGTTCCACCAACCGCTACAGAAAGCGGCGGATAACCTGACCCCTCTGCGCTTTGCGTATGAGATTCGTGTGGGAGTGGTCTCCTCCTATGTGGACTCTGGCTTCCTAGGGAAGAGGTTAGACGCAGATGTGTCCGTGTTTGGGTTCGCCACTCAACTGGGTGACTTCAATGATCCTAACGTGAACATTCATGCGGGAGACCAAGTCCGTCTATTAGGCGTGGGTGGCTCGGTGTTGGATATCGCAGAGGTGGCGAGTGTGGGCACCTCCTATCTCATGTTGGTGGAGCCGGGATTCACACAGAGTGTGCCTGTACCAGGACAGAGCTTCTCGGTATTCCTCCGTCAAGCGCCTGTACCACATGAACAGACCAATGAGGAGTTGCTGGGACAGGTGGTCAACCAGGTGGTCCACGCTTCGATTGCCGACCCTGTGTTGGGTAAAGGTGGTCGAGTAGATGTGTGGAATGCGCTGAAGGACCCCTCGGTGGTGGACTTCACTGCTTTGGGGATCTCCCAAGGGGATTTGGTCTTGGTAGATCCTGCTGGCCAGTTGTCAGGCCCTACAGGGACAGCAAGCCCTGTAGAGTATGGTGTGCGGCCCTTTGGAGATCAGTCTGTGGCAGGCCGTCCTTCCCATGTGGAGGGCCAGCCCTCCCCTCTTGATGACAATCGCGGGTATTACCGGGTGGTGTCTGTCGAGGTGGACCACTTGGTGGTGACAGGAGCCTCCACGTTTACAGGCCCATTGGATTCGGATGTAGTCTTTGGAACTAGTGGTTTGGAGTACAGCGTGTACCCGCCTGTCACAGGCTCGAGCAACGCGAACCCTTCCTCTTTGTCAGGGACTTCGGAGGGGCAGCAAGATTTACGTCCTACTCGTCCAGCAGGGGTGGATTCGGTGGATCCCAACTCCTACAAGGGAAACCAGTATAGCATTGAGCCCTTTAGCTACCGGGTGTTTAAGACCTCCCCTGTGTTCTCAGAAGGGGCAGTGGATTTGGTGCTGAGCATGCGTGAGAGGATGCTCTCATGGATGGAGGAGATTGGCTTAGCTACTATGGGGCTCAAGGCGGGGGCTTATTTTACTTTCCAGCGGGATCTTCATATTGAAGCCCTTGGGGATCCAGGGGATCCAGAGTCTGGTTTGGGCGTGGTATCTAATGCCATGATCAACCAAAGTGCGGGCTTGGTGGGCGCAGCTCCTTTCGAGAGTGCCTCGGATTGCTTGTCTGTGTTGGACCGCAGGTTTTGGGTTCTGGATTATCGTTTGGATGTGGAAACCCCTGTAGGTGGGGCAATCCCCTATGCTACCTTGACCCTGGGCGAAGGGCGTCCTGTACTTCCGGATAGGATTCAGGACGTGTTGGACAATGAGGATCGGTTTAGGCAGTTGCGCTATGCGTGGGTGCGGTATCGTGGGGACCGGGTGGAAGGGACCTTGCCTTCCTTGGAGAGGTTTGTTCAGGACATGCCTCAACGGAGACAGGCTCAGGAAGATCTCTTGAGGATGCAAGAAGGTTTGGGCTTGTTGTGACAAGCCTATTGCCTCCACTTTGTAAAGGACTCTCACAATGACCTTGGAAGAAATGCGGGCAAGGCTCGAGGAATTAGGCATTCCACACGATCAGTGGCAGGTATCCCCTGGTGGGGTTCTGAGTTCAGAGGACTTGGAGTCCTACAAGACTATGCTCAATCAGGTTCGAGATCTGCTCCAGGTTCAGATTGGTCAGAGCAAGGCCCAACAAGAGGAAGCCACTGTGGCTCTACAGCGCATTAAGCATGGTGGTGCCTGATGGGCATCACTGGCGAAGGCAATTGGGGCATCGTCCAACCAGGTGTTCCGGCACCATACACGGGAACAGCTTCGGATATCCAAGGCCTGCTTCAGGCAACCTTGGCGGTGTTGGACGTTCTCCTTGCAACCCTTCAGGTGGTGAAGGCTTTCTCTACAGGCACCCTCAACCCAATGAATGCTCTTGTTGAGGCATTGGTTGCAGAGCTGGAAGGAAAGCTGGACAACCTTCGGCAGTTGGGGGTGTATGTTGCTGGGGACACCGCATTAGAAGGTCCAAGTTTCAGTGCTCTTCTGGGTGGGTACACCGCGTATGAGCGACGGATGGTTGGTCGTCTAACGGATAGAGAGGATCCTACTAGACCTAACTTCACCAACCAGTCTGCAACCCTTGCCGTGTTCTTGTATGCTTCTGCAGACACTTCAGGAATTGGCACCCTCACCAACACCCTCCAGCGTCTTCTTGCATTCTTTGGTCAAGATGTTCCTGTTCGTACCTACACCGTGCCTACTGGGTTACAAGCCAACTATGGGGTTACTGCCACACGTTTTGGGTCGTTGACTGAGGCGACTCGTGCAGGGGATGTTCCCCGCTATGCTAGCGTGAAGTGGAGGATGGCTCCTCCTGCTAGGGACACCAAGGTGCGTTGGCCAGATCTTGGGCCTAAGGGTTTTCTGGTTGAAGTCTCCACCGTCCAAGACGGGCTTGTCCTTGCCTATGACACTTACACGCAGGGTGCAGGTGCAGGGGCTAATGCAGAGGTGCGTGTTCGAGGGCTGATGCGTGACCCGAAGACAGGGACACCTTTTCGCCTGTATGGGGGCGTGGGGTTAGTTGATGCTGGGGACTTGACAAACAGCACCTTCAAAGCAGTGGCGGATGGGACAGACCGTGAGACACGTCTGTATGCCTATCGGAGTTCAGCGGACAACACTCCAATCCCTTTGGGTTCCCTACAGGTGGGGGATAAACATCTCCTACAACGGACCTTCTTTGTGGAGGCTGGCTTTCTGAAGACTACCAGCCCAGGCCAAGGTTTTGCTGCAATTTTCTCAGGTGAGGATATGCCTTGGGATGCCCATTTCACGGTGGGTTCGGATGGAGTGGTGACAGGAACTCCTGTTGGGTCTTGTCCTGCTTCAACTGTATACGTTCGGGTGTCCGCAGTAACGGAGGCCATTGCTGATGTGGTGGTGACCACGAATGGTGTGGGGGTCACAGGCCCTCTGGCACAGAGCCTTTACTTGTGGACAACGTCTTCTACGGACGTGGTGGGTCAAGCCCAGACAAACGGCAATGTGGTCTTTGGGACAGGGGTGTTTAATGCCGATGCAAAGACTGAGGCATCCGCTCCCCTGACACTAACATTCCCCGATAATAGTCCATCCCTATTTCTTGACACATTGACCTCCGCCTTGGTGGTGCTTGTGTTAGGACGTGCGGATCTTCCCGTGGCGGATTCCGGGTCCAGTTTTGCTCCAGGTAAGGCTTTGTCCTCAACAGGGTTGGAGGAGATCAGCCGACACTTGCTGAGTTCTCTAGGGCTGTCCAAGAATTACTTCCGTCGTAAGGGGGTTTCTCCTGAGGATTTTCGGGCCGATGTATTGTGGCGTTGCCGGAAACTTGCAGGGGAGATCTACGCTCGTGTGAGTCCTTTAGGAACCCTTGAGACGACCTTGGTGGATGTGGGGGCTGTGCTTAGGGACTTCACATGGAAGAGTGCAGATTCAAGACTGCCTGCACTGACAATATTAGATTCCCTGCAGGACTCCAACATCAATTCGGGTTTGGCAGTCAACCCCTTCTCTCTAGGCTTGGGTCATGAGAAGAATGAGGCAATCTACAGGGGTTCGTTGTCTATCTTGATTGTAAGAGGCCCTGGCTTCATGGAGAAGACACCATCCGCTCAGGGGTGGTGGATGGTGGATCAAGGATCTGAAGACTGGTCCCCTGTGATGTATTCTGGCACCATTGCCGGATCTTCCATTTCGTTTTGTAGGAATCTGATCCCAGTGGCAGTCTACCAAGCTGCAGCTTCTGTGTTGAACGTGGCTTCGGCACCCATGACAGTGTCAGAGGGTAATGGGGGGTGGAAGGCCATGCGCCTATTCCCCCAAGGGGTTCCACCTGTAGAGAAGGCATTAGGTGCAGCGCTCCAGTGGGCCAAGTCTTTATCCGCAGGTCTCAAGGGGCAAACAGAGGTCTTGTCCGCCTACATTGATTTCCTTCAGGCTAGAATCCTTGAGATGCAAGCCTTGGTAGTACGAATCAATGCCCTTTTGGACACTATGGTTGCAGTCCCCCTACCCGCTGTGGCTGGTTTGGTGGTGACAGGGAATGGAACGGAGGGCATCCTCTCTGCCTTGGTGGCCGCAGGTAATAAGCCGAGCGATGGGGTGCTGAATCCCATCGGTCCCTATGGCGTCTATGGTGGTGGGGTGGTGATTCTAGCAGGAGGACTCCCTAGGTCTATTCTTGAGATCCTTGCTTTGTTCTTTCCGAGGTCTACATGAGTTTTTCTTGGCTAGGCACCTTTAGGCAGGGCCAATGGCAGTCCTTCCGAAAGTTCATCCTTGAAGAGCGTCGGGATGTTTCGGAAAGAATTGCTGTCATTGAGGCGGAGCTGTCAAGGATCGGAAGTGTGGAAATGCATTACGCTTCAACCACCGATGCAGAGGGGGTTGTTAGCGTTACAGAGGAGCGTCTGGGCTTCTCTGTGACACCAGGATCTTCTCTAGGCAAGCTTGTACAGGCCTATGTAGCAATGGGGGGTTCGCCTTTGGATATCTCCCTGTTCCTTAGTCCTGATACTGTGGTTGTGGTGGATACGGATGTCACGACACAAATGCAGCCTCATGGTGGTGTAGTATCCCCGGAGTCTGGGTCCTATGCTCCAGGCCAGACCTACACTGGCGGGTACCTGTCCATCAAGAAGTACCTACCTCGTAGAGTAGGAGGGCGCAAGGATCTTGAAGACAGCCAAATGGCCTCTCGTGTGGATGCGGGTCGCAAGTGGGTGCGAAAAGAGATCCGGCACAAGCTGGAGGACATTGAGGGGCGGATTATCAAACTCATGGATTTGAGAGAACAGTTGCATGAGGAGTTGGATGATATTACGCTAGCCGCTGCAGGCATTGATATGTCCATGCCCTCTCTGGATGGGGATCGCTTTGACTCAGAGCTTTCGGTGGCACAGGTGGTGGCGGCTGTGGATTCCATTTTCTATGTGGTAGATGTGAATGGAAAGCCAGATTTCACACAAGTCAATGAAGATCGTTTGGCTGTATACCCCCACCTTTTGGATGATGACCCAGAAGAGGCCAATACCAACCTCTAGCGGTGCCCTTCCTATAGCTCCCAACACTTAGGAGGCCCCCACCTTGAGCTTCGACTACCAACTAGGGCACTCGTGTCCCCACTTACTGATCGAAGAGCCTGTGTCCTTGGGCTCGGATCGTAGGTCGATGGTGCCTATTGCTCCCATTGGTAACTCGAACCTTCTTAGGGTGTTGGTGAACAACGAATTATATGTGCCACCTTCAGGCCTCTACTCACAGGCTTCATTGAAGGGAACTATGGCCGGACCTTTCACAATTGAAGGGTGTCTTGTTGTGGGGGGCGCTTCGGTAGACAACAATGTGTTGACTGTTACAAGCAGTACTGAGACACAGACCTTCCGTCTTCCTACAGGTGTTCGTGTACCAATTGATACCCTTCTCCGTATGTTCCGCCAGACGTTCAAGGATATCATTGTAGACAATGATAAAGGACACCTTGTGTTCTTGGATGTGGCCAAAATCGGTCCTGAGTCCTTTATTCGGGTGGGTGGTCGAGCAGCCACATCCCTAGGTTTCGGTGGACAGCAACAGGCCCGTGGCAAGGAGATCTACCCAGGTTGGCAGTTGATCCAACGAACGGACACGCTACCTATGGTGGGTCGGAATGGGCAGGTGACTAGCCACGCTCGTTATCCTCAGTTCTTGAAGCCGTTGAAGACCTCCCCTATGGTGAAGTTGACCTATGTAGCACCTCCAGAAAGGTGTCCAAGGTGCCGAGGTACCTTCATCGAAAATGACTGGCGGTTCAACCCTCAAGGGGACCTTATCACTATTGTAAATGAGGACCTCCTATATCAGGCTGCGCTCAAGATTCTTCTGACAAAGAAGGGGTCGAATCCTTTTTATCCGCAGTATGGCTCCAAGCTCATGGAGCGTATTGGGGCTAAGGCAGTGGGGGCTACGGCTACTTTGGTGCGAGAGGATGTGATGGTAGCCTTGCAGGCTATGCAATCCCTTCAGACCCAACAAGCGAAGCATCAATCCGTTGCTCTGCAGGAGCGCTTGGCCCGTATTCTGTCCGTGGAGGTCTACCCCCACCAAAGTGACCCAACGGCTTTCTTGGTAGACGTGGTGGTGTCGAATATGACAGGCATTCCTGTGAAGCTTTCGGTGGTCTTCTCCGTGCCTGGAGCTGTGGCTCTGGCAGGCACAAACAACCTATCTCTCGGCTTAGCTCCAGCCGGGTACTGATGTGAAACTATGGCTACTTTGACTCCCCTTATTTATGGGCCAGACGGCCAACTCAGAGAAGCCGTTGTCTTCTCTACTACCCAAGGCTCAAGGTTCCTTTCGGGGACGATGGATGCGGATACGGTGGATATGGAGGTGTCTGTTAGGGGGGGTGCCTTCTCGAACAATGCCGATCTGATCCTGTTTGAGGGGACTCAGTGGTACCTCCCCAACCCAGCAGTGTACCCGGATGGTTTGGATCTGACTCCTGGCTTGAATGCGGTCCAAGTCCGATCGATCCTATCCTCTGGTGCTGAGACTTCGGTTGCACAAGCAACAATTAACTTGGTTCAGGATTCTGGCCAAGGGGTTCTCACACAGACTCCCACAGGGGTGTCTGTGGATAAGTTGGATGCGAGTGTTCGCATCCACATCACAGGATTCAGTAACACCACGGGCTTTCAAGGCTACAACATCTATGCTTCGGTGTACCCTGGTGGTGGCACCACAGGGTACCAGCGAATTAACCTAGACACGATCAGCAGTGGTTCCTATTCAGAGGTTGTCTCTTCTGTATACACTACCTCGGTGGATTCAGATGTGCCCCTTGATGGGAATGGCCTCCCTACCGTGGACCCTATGTACTACCAGTTGGTGGGTCAGCAGGTGGATAGCAATGGGGCTCTTGTACAGCAGGACTTTGATGGCACGGTTGTTCTAGCGGAGACAGTACGCACCATTCGCACCACATACACTGTAGAGGACGTGCAGTCGATTCAGACGTACTCCTTTGAGCATAGTCGTTCAGCAGGTCCTACAAGCAGCCCTGCGACAATCTACGGCAGTGCTTTTGCGTCCTTGGCCACTACTGACCCTTTGTACTATGTGGTCACGGCCGTATTCTTGGATTCTACCACAAATACTGAGTTTGAATCTGCGTTCTCCCAAGAGGTTGTGGGGCATCCTCTCCGTGTGACGGCTACCATTGGCACGTTCCCCAGAGTGGCTAGAAAGGCCATTGTGGAAGACTATATTGCTTCGGTGTATCGGTCGAATCCACAGGTGCGAGTGGATCCAGGGTCGTCCCTCCGTGAGCAGGTCATTGATCCTTTCTCTATGGAGGCGGAGCGTGTGCGCTTCCTGTTGGACTTCCTTCACCGAGCGGGATCCCCTGCGCTTCTTTTGGCAGTAGATGATCCGGAGGGTACTGGGGTGTCCGCACCCGTGTCCACAACGGCATATAAGCAGGCCTTGAAGAAGGCGTTCCTTCTGAACAGTAACGCGGAAGTGCAGGCTCTTATTGACTCCTGCTTTGATTCCTATGCCTCGAACTTTGGGGTGTACCGAGACCCTAGCCGTTCAGCACAAGGGGAGGTGGTCTTTTACACCACCACGCGTCCCACACGGACTCTTCAAATCCCCTTGGGTACCTTGGTGGGGGCCTTCCGAACGACAAGGGCTGCTTCCATCCCCTTGAACCAACTTGCTTCGTACTACGACCCTACAACAGGGTGGTACCGAGTAACCGTGCCCGTCAAGGCCGTTACTGCAGGTTCGGCAGGTAATGTGGGTGTCGGTCAGATCCGAACCATCCAACCCGCCATTCCAGGACTATCTGTAACCAATTTTTCGAAGATGTCTTGGGGCAAGGATCAGGACACGAACCTTCAGCTCATGGAGAGGGCCAAGAACCGTTTGTCATCTGTGGACACAGGGACGGTTCAAGGGTTGCTCCAAGTAGCGGCCAACGTTCCCGGTGTGGTTAAAGCCAATGTGGTGGGTGCGGGCAACCCTCTGATGCAGAGGGACCTGGATGCTACGGGTGTACATCGTGGGGGCAAGGTAGATGTTTGGGTGCAGGGGTCGAACACCACCACGGTTACCGATACCTTTGCCTTTAGTTTCCAGTTGGCTCAAGACATCCAGTTTGTCCTTATTGGTGACCCTGCAGATCTCCAATTTATGGCTCTTGATCACGAACTCTCAGAAAGCAACCCCATTGTGGAGATTTTGGACTACCCTGATTCAGGGTACCTTTTGAAGAATGCCTCCACTGGTGAAGTGTTTGATACTACGGGTGTGGTGTTGCTCTCCTACAACACCATCCAGCTGGATACAACGCTGGCCCAACCCGCCGTGGATTTGACAGATGTTGTGTTGGGGTCTTATCGCCGGAGATTGGGGTCTACTTTTGTGCTGCCTCGCCAGCCAGTGGCAACCATCACATCGGTTGTGGGGGTTGTGTCAGGTACTCTGCCGACAACCGCCTTTGCACTATACCACCCAGACGCACCCTTGGATAAGGGTCGTTCAACTCTTGCACAGGACTATCTACAGATCTCTTCGTACACTGACAGTACGGGTGCTACGGTACCGTCAGGGGCTATGGTCTCTGTGGTGAGTGAGTCCCATGTGTTGGTGGGAGAGTACCCTGAGTACTTGAATAGCTTGGGGGCAAGCTTCCTTACCATGCGGGTATTCAATGCAGATAGGACCGTGGAGTACAGGGGACCTAATGATCCTTCAGGGGTGTCTGACTTCACAATCACCCAAGGGACTCAGACTACCGCTGTGTCAATCCAGCGCACGCTCACTGGGGTAATTGCTTCTGGTGACACTGTGCTGATTGACTATGCCCACGATGAAAACTTCACGGTGACATACACCACCAACCTAGTGGTGTCCAACGTGCAGAATGCTCTTGAGGCGGTTCGCCATGCAACCGCAGACGTGGTGGTGAAGGATGCGGTTCCGGTGCCCATAAATCTCCACGGCACCTTGGTATTGAACAAGGGGCAAGATCCAGCCGTTGTGGACACGGCTGTACGAACCAACTTGTCGAACTTCGTCCAAGAGCTGCGGTTAGGCGATCCTATACGTCAATCCGATGTTATCCACATCTTTGAGGCAACTGCAGGTGTGTCCTATGTGACAGTGCCCTTGGCATTGATGGCACGAGGCACAGGCTCACAGGTGGTGCGGGAGGCTTTGAACACGAGCTTGGTGAACACGGTTGTTGGGCTCACCAGTTTGTCTACCGCAGCAGTACAGGTGTGGTTGCTTAAAGACCCTCTAGTAGCCGCCACAACCGATGGGGGAGGTCCTGATACGTCCTACCGTGGTGTCTTCCAGGACAGTGTGGCGCTCTCCCTCCTCGCTTCTACGGCCACGTTCACCTCTCTGGGGTTGCTGGCAGGTCGAGCGTACATTGTGGGTAGTGGTGGGGCCGTGCTAATGGGATACAGTGATGATGCCACCTTGATTGCTGCGGGTTTTGTTGACTCCACAGCGAGGCTCACAGAGCGCTTAAATCGGACCGCCAACAGAGTCTTGGTGAGCTTGGTGGCAGGAGACACACCTGTCAACCACACCTATGCTTGTACCTATGTGGTGGGGACGGATACAGGGGCAAAGAACATTGCACCGGGTGCAGCTGAGTACATTGTGCTTGGCGACTTTGTGCCCACCTACGAAGAGGATGTGTGATCATGGTGACCAAGACCAGCCTGATCCCGTTATCTCTGACCCAAAACCCTTCTCCTTTGGAGTCGGAGAAGGGTCAGGAATATCTGCAAAACCAGCAGGCTCTTGTCAATGAGATCATGCAGACGTTCATGGCGGTGTTGCCCTCTAACTATGTCTCCCTCACCAATGGACCATGGTACACTCTTCAGTTCCAGGCCATAGCGGAGCAGCTGGCGTTGATACAGATCTCTGCGCAGGAGATTCTGAAGGACTCGGACTTTGACTTCACACGGCCTGAGTTTCTTTGGGAGGTCCTGGGCACGGTGGTTTTCCCTAGAGCAACCGAGCGAAATGGGGCACCCATCATCGAAGGGGACCAAGCCTACAGAACCTTCTTGAGGCAGATGGTCCTGTTGTTGCTTCAAGGCTCCACAGTAGCCTCTGTGGCGTCTGGTGTAGGCAGCCTGACCACGAGTCAGGTTACGGTGGTGGAACGCTTTCTAGACGCCCTACAACGCAATCCCAAGGGTGCGTGGACCATTGACAACCAGTTTGAGCTGGAGATCTTGGTGGATGGGTTCCCTACGAGCCCTTTTCTGATGCAGAGCAACATGGGGTTGGTGCTGGAGGCGTTGAAGCCTGCGCATACACTCTACGAGTTCAGCCACCTGTTCCAAGATGCCTATGCCACCCTGTTGGATACGGGTGGCATGTCTTGGGGGATGCAGTCGTATTACTACGATGACACCCGTAGGAATCAAGGCGGTGTCCTGAACATCACGGGCACGGGTGCGACGTTAACAGACCGCACCTTATTCTCGGATCCTACGAAGAGCTTCGCTTCCATCAAGGTGGGGTCTACTCTGAAGCTTTCGTCCGGGGTGAATGCGGGGCAGTATCGCGTGGTGGATGTTCAGGCTTTCCCTGTGGGCACCGATACTGTGGGGAGGGCTTACACGACAAGTCCTACAGGATTGGTGGGGTTTGCAACTATAGAAGGGGCTGTTCTTACCGACCTGTCTCAGGATTGGTCTCTTGCAGAAGAGGGAGAGCAACTGACGTTGAGTGCGGGCCCCAATGCCGGGAATTATCGGTTGGATTTCTTGTTGGGGTCCAATGGAGGCCCTCTGTCTAAGACAGGGCTGGGGCCTTCAACCTCGGTACGGGTGTCTTTGTCCATTCTTCGATTAGAGCGCAGGATGCCTTATGCCTCCGTAGTGGGGCAGGCCTATGTCGTAGGGGTGGATAGGTTAGGGGTGAAGGAGCCCTTGGTGGTTGTGGGGGAGGATGTTTCCTCTCAATTCTACTTGTAGGGTGAAAATAGCAGCATTTGAAGTAGATCTTGCTTCAAACCCAGGTGTGCATGGGGTGTCTTCACAACATGTCCAAATTGTGGTTTATCTCAAGGCCCCCTCAACAGTTCCTGGGTTAAACCACGCCAAAGCTCTGCTATCCGTTCAGGTTTGGTCCTCAAAGCTTCCAAAACCCTAAGGGCATCTGGCCCAAGGGTTTTGGAAGCACCCCAAGTGATCTCCTTCATAGGTTCCAAGTAGGCCTCAGGAACATCCAAACCAACCTTACCAATCGTGGCATCCTCTTGCTTGAACAATGTCCAGGGAAGCCCATTCCACACTCCGTGGACGTAGTCGTCACTAGACGTGATCCTAGCCGAATCAAAGACCACAGCTGAACCAAAGACCCTAGCCTCACCATAGACCACAGCCGAACCGTAGACCTGAGCCGAACCGTAGACCTGAGCCGAACCAGAGACCCTAGCATCCTTGCCAACATAGACAGTAGGTTCCACGGTAGCGGTGTCAGCTACCCAGCCACCTTCCGAACCATCAGGGTTCTGGTGACGATGTGCGGGCACAGGGCCGTTACCATCACCAAAGTCAAATGTCATGGGTGATGGTAACGGCGGTATGGTGCTTATACCTTCAGGCCAGTATAGCAGTTAGGAGTGAAGCATGGCGGCTCGAATTCGGAGTATCAGAAACGCAGATCCATTGACTGCTGTGGATGAAGCAAGCCGTAACGACCTTGTTGTGGGAGATCAAGTCACTGTTCAATCTTTGGACGCGGCAACAACCTATGCTTGGACTTTAGTCTTCGCTCCTCAAGGTTCCACTGCCACTTTCACCGGAAGCACCTCCGCTGTGTCTCCTGGGCATTTCACCGTGGATGTTGAGGGTGCATACCTCATCCGCCTCGTAGTGGACGCTACCCTGCCTACTGAAGACAGTCAATACGTCCGTCTCCGGTTCCTGACGATTTTTGGTCAGTTACACCTGGTGGCTGCAGGCGAGCGTCGTGATGGGACAGGGATCATCCCTGTAGACATTGACCCTGAAGGGTGGGCCAATGAACAAAACGCCAACTTGGTTGTGCTGAAAGACTTCATCAAGCCTATTGCCTCTTCAGGGCGGGTGTTCTATGTGGATGCTACCACAGGGTATGCAGACTACAACACGATTCAGGACGCCCTTGTGGCGGCTTCCTCTCTCACCCCTACAGCCGTGGCCCCGTGGCTGATTCTGGTGCGCCCTGGGACGTATGTAGAAGATCTCACCCTGATTCCTTGGGTGCATTTGGTTGGGTGGCCCGGTAACTTGGATGGGCAGACTTCAAAGGCCGTCGTGGTAGAGGGTTTGCATACGTCTACTTCCACGCTCTCCTCCCAACAGACCCTGCTGTCTAACCTTCACCTCGAAAACAACGCAGATAGTGCCTTACCCACCCTTGCAAAGTCTGGGGCAGGTACGCTCAAGGTGTATAACTGTCGTGTGGAGTCCAACGGTGTGAGCCTTACCCAAGGTCCAGCTGTAGACTTGCTGGCAGGGACGATAGAGGCAGAGGGTTCCACGTTCCTTCACAACATCGCAGGAGTCGCTACAGGGTGGGCCTTCCAACAGGATGCTGC